TCGGCCACGACCCGCAGCGGGACGCCGCCCGTGAGCATGGAGCTCGCCGCATAGTGGCGCAGGTCATGGAGGCCCTGGGACTTGACGCCGGCGGCCCGGGTGGCCTTGGTCCAGGCGTGCGACGGCCAGCCCAGATCCCAGTGCGTCTCGCCGCCGTCGGCCGAGAACACGAACAGGTCGTCGAAACGGGCGGCCAGGCCGAGGGCGAGCGCCGTTTCGAGTGCCCGCTTACGGTGCTCGCGCAGGGCGTCGAGGGCCGGGCCGGCCAGGTGGCAGGCGTAGGCGCGCTTGGCCTTGGTCTCTTTTTCGACCTCCACGTTGTCGCCGTCGATGGTGATGGCGCGGGAAAACACGACCGTGCCGGCGTCCAGGTCGACGTTGCGCCAGCGGAGCGCGACCACTGTCCCGCGCCGGGCACCGGTGTCGGCGGCGAGGCGCATATAGGCCCGCACGGCGTCGCTGGCGGCCGCCTCGAGCACTCGGCCGAGCTCGGCCGTCGACAGTATGTGGGCGCGCTCGGGCGCCTGGCCGCCGGCCGCCACTACCCGGGTCATGGGGTTGCGCTTGAGGTCGCCCAGGCGTTCGGCGTCGTTCATGACGGCGGCCACCACGCCGTGCCACCGGCGCCGGGTCGAAGCGGCCCGGCCATCGGCCTCCCACCCGGCGTACATATCCTCGACCTGGCGGGGCGTGATGGCGTTGAGGTCGGTCCAGCCGATCACGGGCAGGATGTAGTGCTTCAGTTGGTACTCAGTCTCGCGGGTGGTCTTGGGCGACCAGCGGCCGCGGTTGCGGGCCACCCAACCGGCGGCTGTGCCGGCGAAGGTGCGGCCGTCGAGGCCGCCGGGCCAGTCCTCGTCGAGCTTGTCGGCGATCTCAACTTGCAACCGGGCCTCGGCCAGCACGGCCGCCTTGTGCCCGGCGCGGTTGTTCGGCGCCTTGAAACTTCGGACGACGCGGTGACGGTCGTTGCGGTTGCCTTTGACGGTGGCGGTGATGCGCCAGCAGTCGCGGTCGGTGTCAAAACGGGCCATCGGTGCATGGCTCCTTCGGTGCTATGTGGTTCGGTGTGTGACCCACACTAGCCGACGGCCGATCGATGGTGCCGTCGGTGTGGCACCGAATGTGGCACCGGCCCTCGCTCCCTAGATCCTAGAAAGTGCCTCTGACCTGGAGCGGACGACGGGATTCGAACCCGCGACCCTCACCTTGGCAAGGTGCTAGGAAACCGTAAAACCGCAGGTAGATAGGTATATCCAGGATTCCCGGTTTCGCCCCGTTTCCTGGGGTTTCGCGGTGGTGTGGCACCGGGCGTGGCACCGGGATCCAGAGCATCACCCTGTAATGGTGAGGGCCGAAGTTAGGTAATTCTTAGCGCCACCCACCCGCGCCAGGGTGGCTTTAGCCCCGCTGGCCGATGATGCGGAGCAGGGAGGCCAACGCGATAATGCCGACCTCGACCAACAGGATGATGGTCTCGGTGGAGCTCATCGGCGGCCGCCGCGCATCGAGCGCACCGCGCCTTGGTGATGGGCGCGGACGTGGGCCCGCACCCGCGCCGTCGTGCCCCGGGTGTTGCCCCGGGCGGCGTAGGACAGGGCGGCGCGGTGCGTGCGGGCCCGGGAGGCCTCGGATATGCCGGCCCGACGGGCCTGGGCCTTGGTCGGCGCCGGGTAGCGCCAATTCGAGCGCGGCCCGGAACGGTAGGCGAAAGCCGACCGGGGCAGGGCGTTACGTTGTGCGGTCGTTAGAGCCATGAGGCCCATTGTCGCGGCCGTTGGTGGGCAAGGTGACGACCACTACGGCCAGGCCGCCCAGGATGCCGATAGTGGCCAGCAAGTGGTCGTCAGTGCGGTGGTCGCGCACGTAGACCAGGATGGCCAGCACGAGCATGGCCACGCCCAGCAGGATCAGCAGGGCCAGTTTGCGGGCTTGGCTCATTTCCGGGTTAGTGGTCCCACAGGTTTAGCCAACTGTCGTTGGGGTCGTCGATGACCCGGTCGGCGATGTTCTGCTCGAGACCGGGCGGGATGAGCCGCCAGTAGGTGTGCTTGCCGTCGTAAATAGCCCAGCGCACCTTGCCGTCTTTGGACCGTATGAACACGTCCTCACCTCCTTCGCCGAGCTCGGGCACCGGGACCAGGTCGCCCCGGGCCATGTCCATGACGTCTTCGATCGGGAAACCGGGCCCGCAATCCCAATGGCCGCCGCCGGCGGCGCCCAGGTCGACGTGCTGGCACACGCCGGCGGCGCCGTTTTGGGCCTCGTAGGCCGACAGGGAGACCAGCGGGATGGCGAAGGCGGCCGCTTCTTCGGCCACCCACGCCGCCGCGTTAGCCAGCATGTGCGGGTGGCGCGACCACTCGGCCGCGTCCCATTCGGCGAAGGCGCACAGCTCGGCCGCCACCGAGTAGGGGTTGGCGTTGCCTTGCGTCCACGCCTTTTTATCGCGGTGCACGTACTCGCCGATAGTGCCGGGGGTGTCGTCGATGCCCACGTGCGAGCTCACGCCGCTCGAGGGATGACCGAAAAAGGCGCCCAGGTCCTGGTAATTCTGGGCGCCTTCGGCCGTATGGCAGACTATCAATCTTGTACTGGTCCCACCCCGAGAACTATAGTTCGGCGAAGGCAACCACACTCTTTTCAAAGCCATACTTAGGGGGTTCTCCTATGAGGCGGCGCGGCAAATGGGCCGACACGGTGCTTACGTGCAAGAACGGCCACCTCTACCCCCCCGATGTGCCCCGAGGCCGCGACGGTCGGCGCCTTTGCCCTCGGTGCCGTCCCCCAGGTGCGAAGCCCATCGCGCTCGAGGCGAGGTTGTGGCGCCGCGTCCGTCGCGACGGGCCAAATGATTGCTGGCTTTGGCTCGGTGGCACAAACGGTAATGGCTATGGCGTCATCGGGACGGGTGGGCGCGAAGGGCACCAAACCTACGTCCATCGGGTGACCTGGGAACTGGAGCGTGGCGCCATCCCCGCGGGGCTGGAGATCGACCATCTTTGTCACACAAAACTGTGCGTAAACGTCCGTCATATGGCTTTGGTCACGCATCAAGAGAACAACCGGCGTAGTCCTACACCTTCGACGATCAATGCCAACAAGACCCATTGCCCCGCTGGCCACCCCTACGACGACGCCAACACTTACAGGCCGCCCGGAGCGCCTAACACTCGAATGTGCCGGGCGTGTATGGCCGTTCGTGAACTGAAGCGTCCGCGTCGTCCCCGTTAGCACTAGTCCTCCTCCGAACCTTCGCCCTCGGCGCCTTCGCCCTCGGCGCCGGCGTGGCTGGGCTCGGTCTCGGGCTCGGGCGTCGGCTCGGGCTCGGGTTCGGTCGGTTGGTCGGTCATTGCTTCACCTCCTGTAAATGAGACCGGACCTCCCGCGGTAGACGGGAGGCGCGGCCAATAAGACGATCCGTCGCCGGTGCGTTAGGCCGGCGTTCGCGACCTTCTCCTTTCCTGGCTAACGCGGTCACTTAGGCCGCCGGCGCGATCGGGGTACCGTCCTCGGTGTAATAAAGGCCGGCCACTACTTGCCAATTCCCTTGCACGGTCGACAGGATGTCGTCGTCGGTGATGAGCGTTTGGTCGATGCCGTCCTCGGTGGCCGCCTTGTCGGCCAGGCCCGGGGCGGCGGCCGTCATACGCACAAAGGCGTTTATCACCAGGCCGTTACCGCGTAGCACGTCTTCGGCAATAGCCACGAAGGCGGGCCGGGCGTCGTTGCGGAAGTTCTCGGCCTGCTCGACGACGCAGGCCCGCACCCGGCCGATAAAGGCAGCGTCGAAAGTGAGGGTGTCCATATTGGTGTAGCTCATCGGGGTTTTAGCGCCTCCCTAGTTGTCGATGACGCCGGGAGCACCGATGTCCTCGACGTCGATGGCCGCGAAGCCCGGGTCGACCGTAAAAGTGCCGGCGTCAGTCTGGGCCTGGATCTGGAACTGCACGCCGCTACCGCCCGGGTTCATCGAGAACACGAGCGACCCGCTAGCCATCATGAACTCGCCCGGTTGGATGAGGCCGGCGCCACCGAAAAGGCGGGCGCCGCCGGTGCCGAGGTTCACGAGCTGGAACTTGGGCCGGCCGGCAGACGTTTGTTGATAGCCGTAGGCGTTAGCGGTGGCACGGTAGACGCGGCTGGTGGCGATCCCGACAGAGAGGCCACACACGTTTTGCCATGCCGAACCTACGGATACCGAGATTGAGTTGGAGATTTGGCCCACGTAGCCCAGAGGCACAGAGGTGGGCACGCCCGACGGCGTCAGGTTGCCCGGACGTGTATCGGCAATAATGGCGTTGTTGAGCGAGGCCGAGCCGCCTATAACGGTGACGTAGTAAAGAGTTAGGGCGCCGGGCGGCGGCCCGGTAGCGTAGGCCGGGGGTGCCGAGGGTGTGCCCGTAACAACGCCGAAGATAAAATCGTTATTGGCGCCGCCGTCGAGGTCGTTGCCCCGGGGCAAGAGGTAGACGGTGTCGGCGCGTTGCAGGCCCGAACCGGGGGCGGCGGCGAAGGTGACGACCTCGGTCGCGTCCGAGACGCACAAGGCCGAACCGGTCCCATTGGCAGCCGGGACGGCGGCGCGGCCGGCGGCGATGTTGGCCGTCATGGTGCCGGCCACGGCGGTCAAGGCCAGGCCGCGCGAGGCCGCCGTCGGCCAAATAGTGGCGATGAGGCGACGGTCGAGGCCGGCCGGGTAGGAACCGGCCTGAAGCCATAGGGGCGTATAACGGGTCACAAAGTCACCTCCGGGTGAGGGCGTCGACGGTGCGGTCGGACTGGGTAACGAGGTCGAACAGGCTCACGGGCGGCCGGCCGACAGTGAGGGTCACGTCCTCGGTGTCGTCGTCGCCGATGTCGTAAGCGATGCCCAGGACCCGGGTGGTGGTATTGACGTCCAGGCGCCCGGACTGGACGACCAGCGGCACCACGTCGCCCATGTCGACCATGCCGAAGGCCCACGTGCCCGGGCGCAGGCCGAGGGTGTAGCCGGGCTCGAGGACGCCGTACATGGCCAGGTCGCCGGCTACCTGCTGGTCGAGGGTCGACTGGATGGCCACGTCGGGGGCGTTGTCGCCCGACATCCACAGGCCGACCGGGACCACCGTGACGTCGTTAGCGTTGTCGTCCCACGCCTCCGAGTACAGTTGCGGGGCGCTCGGGTCGATGTTGGCGGCGTTGCCCACCGAGCGCCAATAGTTCCCGTAATCGGCCGAATTCACGGTCCGGGTGAGCGAGGACACGTTGGTGCCGTAGACGAACACCGGGTGGGCCTTGGTCAGGCCTTGCTGGGGCCAGAAAATGCGCAGCTGGTCGGGCGAGCCGGCCGCCCCGGGGGCGCAGTCGTAGTCGTAGCCGCCGATGACCTTGGCCAGGTCGTCGACGGCCTGGGATATGAGCGTGTTGGGCAGGTAGGTGCGGTTGCGGGCGGCCACGCCGGCGCCCGGCACCCGGGTGGTGCCGTCCGGAGCGCAAAACGTCACCGCCAGCGGCAGGTAGGAACCGGGCGCCAACGAAGTGCCCGAGCTCGAGGCGGCGCCGGTGGCCGTCGACACCAGCAGGCTCACGAGGGAGTCCTGGTCGATGGTGGCCGTCGAGTAGTCGATGGTGGTCGTCACTAAGCGCCGCTCGAGCATTTTTATGTAGTCGTAGCAAGTGAAAACGACGCTATGAGCCTCCTCTGAGACCTGGTCTTCGGAGTGGGCCACGATGCCCCGGAACATGGCTACCTCGCCGGCGCCCGGCGTCATTTCGTCCCACCGGTAGGCCACTACGTCGGTTTGCAGCTCGACCAGGGCGGTGGCCTCGGGGTCGTGGCCGTCGAGCGTGAACGTCAACATGGCCGCTTGGTCCCAGTTTTGCTCGAGGCGCCGGCCCCGGGCGTTGGTGAGCTCGGCCAGCACCGTGGGCCGACCGGTGGGGGTGAACTGGCGCGACTGGGCCACCAGCCGCCACTGGCGCCGGCCCGGCCCGGGCGGGTTAGGAGAGGTAGCCATCGGACCATATGGCGACGACCTGGGTCACGCCGGTGGTGTTGCCGCCGAGCGACGTAAGGCTCATGGTGGTGGTGTCGGGCAGCACCGGCAACTGGGGCCAGCCGTGCGACATGGCGTCCCAATCGATGGCCGACAGGGCCGACGTCTGGCCGTCCAGATGGACGGTGCGGGCGGCGGTGTCGACCTCGACGTAGTGGCCGGCGTCGATGCGGTAGGCGGCCAGGAACTGCACGGCCCAGGTGGTGGTGAGGCCGGAAACGGTGTCAGTACTGGAAAAGTTGACCACCGGGCCGGTTATGGGGCCGTAGATGCGGAGCAGGGGCTGCACCACGATGTCGCCCGGGCTCGAGATGGTGGCGCTTATGGGCCCGCCGCCGCCCACCGGGTAGACGCGCGGGAACACCAGGTTGTAAAGACGGCCCGGGTTACCGGGGTTAGCGCCCGACCACGCCGTCGCCGTCTGGGCCGTGGCGTCGCGCACGACCGGGTCGGGCGCCACCCATTGCAGCATGATGTCGCGTTCGAAGGCGCCCACGACGGGCCACGAATAACCGGCCGCCCGCAACGTCAATACGCGCTCGGCGGCGCCCGGGCGGTCGAGGACGTAGTGCAGTACGGGCCGGGCCGAGGGGACCATAAAGGGGGCGAAACTGGCCGCCACCTCGTCGATACGGGCGCCGGCGCCGGCCAGGGCCACGATGCTGGCCGTAACCGTGCGGGCGCCCATCAGGTGCGTGCGGTCGTCGGTGCCGTCCTGGTCGGGGCGGTAGTTCACCGTGGCCCGGACCTCGGGGTAACCGAGGTCTAAGGAATTGCAGAAATAGCCGGCGGCGTCGTCCTCGAGCGGCACGCTAAGGGCGCCGAGGGTGAGCCAGGCCGTGCGGCTACAGGTCGTCATATGGCCTCCGTGCGGGCCACCCACGCCGCCCGGCGCATGAACGTCTCGATGTCGAGGCCGTCGGACAGGGTCAGGTGCTCGATGTTGACGGCCGGGCCGCGTGCCGCCGCCGGGGCGGGCGAGATGACTTCGCCGGCGTGGGCGTAGACCAGGCCCGAGGCGGTGATAAGGCCGCCCTGGGCCAGGAACGGCAACGTGGGCACGCCGATCGTCTCGCCGCCCAGGTGGATAGGGCCGAAGTTGATGGCCGGTAGCTGGAAATGCAACTGGTTCCACAGGCCGATAACGCCGTTGATGGTGTTGCGGAAGGCCGAATAGATGAAGTCCCACATGCCGCCCATGACGCCGGCGATGCGGCCGGGCAGGCCCCTGGCCAGGCCCACGAACGAGTCGAAGGTGTTCGAGATGCTCTGGTAGGCGCTCGACAGCCCGGAGGTGACCGAGCCCCAGATCCCCGACAGGTACTGGCTTATCGTGCCCGGCCAGCCCCGCACGAAAGCCACGATGTTGCCCCACAAGTTAGTGACCGTGGCATAGGCGGTGTGGATGCCGTCGCCCAGGTCGTGCCACAGGTTCGATAAGAAGCCGGAGACGGCGCCCGGCCAGCCCCGCACGGAACCGATGATGAAGCCCCACCACTGGTTGACGGCGGTGTAGGCGGCGTGGAGGCCGTCGGCCAGGTCGTGCCAGATATTGGCCACCAGGCCGGCCACCGCGCCTGGCCAGCCCCGCACGGCGCCGACGATGTTGTCCCACCACTGGTTGACGGCCTTATAGGCGTCGTGCAGGCCGTCGCCGATGGCCGACCACAGGCCGCCGAGCCAGGCCGCCACCTGGGCCGGCCACCCGGTCACCAGGCCCTTGATATTGGCCCACTGGGCGTTGATGTCCTTGTACAGGCCCGACAGGCCCGACGTAGCGCCCGACCATAACCCTGACAGGGCGCCGCTTATCTGGCCGGGCAACGCCTTTACGGTGTCGACCACGTTGCCCAGCGAGTTCTTTATCTGGTCCGCGACGCCGCTCAGGCCGCCGGTGGCGTCGCCCCACAGGCCCGACAGGGCGCCTTTGATCTGGCCCGGTATGCCCTTGACCGTTTTTACCAGGTCGCTAAGTGAGCTCTTGATGTCGGAGCCGACGTTGGCCAGGCCTCCGGTGGCGCCGCCCCACAGGCCGCTGAGGGTGTTCTTGATGTCGCCGGGGACGTTTTTGACCGTCGAGGTGATGTCGCCCCAGATCTTCTTCACGTCATCGCGGGCCGTGGCCAGGCCGTTGGTGACGTCGGCCCATAGCCCGGTGATGAACTTCTTGACGTTATTTACGGCGCCGGTAACGGTGTTCTCGATCGTCGTCCAGGTCGAAGAAACCGTGGCGTTTATGGTCGATATGGCCGACGTGACGCCGTCCCACATGCCGACGAAAAAGTTTTTGATGGCGTTCACGGCGTTCAAGACGGTGGTCTTGATGGTCGACCAGTGCTCGTAAATCTGGGTCCCGATAATGCCGATCGGCCCCATGATGATGTCGACCAGCAGGGGCCAGTTGGTCTTGACCCAATTGAACACGGCGGTAACGGCGTCCTTCATGGCGCCCCACACCGTCGACCAGTGCGTCACGAGCTCGTAAATGCCCACGCCCAGGGCGGCCACGGCGGCGATTATGAGGGCGATGGGGCCGAGCATGGCCGTCTCGGAAACGGCCGCGGCGTCCTCGGCCGTGGTGCCCGCCTCGGTGGCCACGGTGGCCGCTTCCTGGGCCGTGCGAAAGCTTTCCATGACGCCTTGGGCCGTTTTGATGCCGGTGCCGAGGACGCCCATGGCCGTGCCGGCGGCCGTGAGCGCAGGCCCGTACTTGGCCCCGAAGGCGGCGACCTGGTCCTCGACGGCCGTCGTGATGCCCTTGATCCGCCCGGTGAAGGTGTCGGCCGCGTCGGCCGCTTGCCCGTGCAATTTGTCGGCCAGCTCCGAGATAACGGTGCTGGTGGCCCCGGTCGACAGCTTCACCTGTTGCTGGGCGTCGGTGACCTTGGCATGGGCGGCGGCGTCCTTGGTGGCGGCCGCCGTAACGGCGTCCTCGGCCGCCGTCAGGCGGTCCTGTTGTACGGCGGTGAGCTTGGTGCTGGTGCCGTACTGGTCCTGTAGCAGCTTCAATTTGAGCCGGGCCGTGGCCAAGGTGGTGTCGGCGTTCTGGGCCTGGGTGGTGGCACTGGTGAGGCGTTTGGTGGCCTGGGCCACGGTGGGCAGGGTGGCTAACCCGTACTCTTTCAGCAACCGCTGGGACCCGTTGAAGGTGCGGCCCATTTGGGTGGCCGCTTGCGACAGCGACTCGTGCTTGGTGGCGGCCAGGTCGGCGGCGTCGGCCAGGGCGGCCAGCGCTTGCTTGGGGTCGCCGGTGGCGTTGGTCAGGATCTTGAGGGCGTTCTGGGTCTCGACCGAACTGTTGCCGTATTTCTCCTGGCCTTTGATGGCCTTTTCGACCTGGCTCTCGTAGTCGTCCCAGCTATGGCCGGAATTTTCGACGGCCGTCTTTAGCTGGTTGTGGGCCTGTTGCTCTTGGGAGCCGAGCACGGCCAGCATGCCGCCTACGCCGGCCACCGCCCCACCAGCAATTTGCATGGCGCCGCCGATACTTTTGCCGTGCTCGCCCAGCTGGTCGAGGCTCTCGTTGACCTTGTCGAATATCTCACCCACCGGGCCGAGGATGCCGGTGGCGTTGATCTGGGAGAACATCTTGGAAAAGCCGGCCCGTATTTTGCCCGACGTCGAGGTCCCTTTGGCCCCGGCCTCGTCCATGGACTTACCCAGGCCCGTGAGGTCGCCCAGGACGCGGACGACTACTGACGGGCCGGCCACTTAGTGCCTACCTCGAGCTCGGCTGGCGGCGGCGCGCTTGACGGCGGTCGCCTCGCGGTCCATATGGGTCACAAAGGCCCGGTACACCTCGGGCGCCAAGGCCTCGACCTCGGCCGGCGTCATTCGCCAGTAGCGGCAAAAGATGGCGAGGTTCTCGAGGACTCGCCGCTCGTAGGGTCCGGGCGGCCGGTGACGAAGTTAAGCTCGACCCGGCCGGCGCGGTCCCACAGGTCGCCCGGGTCGGGCATGTGCCCGCTCATCACGCCGCGCCGGTGCAGCTCGGCGAAGCCCATCACCTGGAACTTGGAGGCGTCGTCGTCGTCGTCCTGGAGCAGGTCGCCCATAGTGCGCCCGGTGGCCTTTTTGAGCGCCCGCATGGCGTCGGGCGATAGCCGGATAGAGCCCGGCACGATGTCGACGGGATCGTCGTAATGCTCAGTCATGTACGGCCCCTTCGTTGGCGGTGTCGTTGGTCCATATGGCCGGGCTGGCCAAAACGGTCGAGAGCGCTCGGGAATAGTCGGCCGCGGCCCGGGCGGCCAGGGCTCGAGCGGCCGGGAACAGGAAGCGCCCGGTCGGGATGTAGGGGCGTGACTGGCCCCGGGGCAGGTTGCCGCCGAAGTCGATATAGCCGGCGTAGGGGACCGTGGCCCGGCCCATGCGCACCGAGGCCCCGGTGCGGGTGGCCGAGACCCGCACGTCGCCGGCGAGGCGGCCGGTGGCCCGGGGCAGGGCGTCACGAGTGGCGGCCGCCACCGGGCTGGCGGCTAGGCGCCCGGCCGCCTTGATCCCGTTGTAGAGCTGGCTGGCGGTGTTGTCGGTCTGGCGCTTGATGTCCTTGCGTAGCGCCCGCATGCCGACCAGGCCGATTACCGGGGCCGCCACCTGGTCAGGGCGCCTTACCGAGCGCCCACGCCGTGCCCGACCAGTGCGCCCACTGGGCATCGGCCGTGGTGACCCATTGGCCCGTCGTCCACGCCGTGTTAGGCGAGGCGGTGACGCCGGACAGGCCGGCCAGGTTGGCCGGCACGGTGGCGCCGGCGGGCGTGTAGGTGCCGGGCGTGCCAGCGGTGGCGCCGGTGGCGGGCACGACGGTGCCGACGTTGCGGGTGGGCGGCGCCGTCATGGTCCAGTCGATATTGACCTCGGAGGCGGCGCCGGCGACGCCGCCGAACACGGTATAAGCCTGGGGAATGAGGTTGCCTTCGAACGACGGGTTGGTGGCCGACGCCGGCCGGGAGGCGAACGCCCGCACCTTGAAACCGACGGGCGTGCCGGCGGCGGCGTAGGCGGCCACGGCGCCGGCCAGGGTGGCGTCGGTGGCGCCGGCGTCGAAGGCTTGCAGCAACTTGGCCACCATGTGCCACTTGACCGGGCCCGGGAACTCGGACACGCCGCAAAACGTCGTTACCGTAATTGGGTTGGGGTCGGCCGTGAGCGATATTTCCTCGGCCAGGCATTTCAGGTTGGCGCCGCCTATCTCGACGTAGGCGTCGGTCATCATCACCGGCGTGGCCACCGGCGGGGCCGGGTCGGCCAGCGGGGCCACTTCGTCTCTTGTTTGTACGGCCATTGGTTTTTCCTTTCTTTACATACGGGATTCGAGGGCTACTTCGGCCGCCAGCAGCTCGGCGCCGCCGGTGGCCACTATGCGCCAGTTACGGAGCTCGACGACCTTGGTCGTCTGCACCGCGCCGGACAGCGTGGGGTCCAGGAACACGGCCGCGGCGGCGTCGTTCAGGATGCCGTCCAGGGTGTCGGGCTGGTCCAGGCCCACGGCGCCGAGCACCGTCCACGACGCCAGGTCGACGCCGAAACTGGCCACGTACTTGGTCACCGTCTGGGGGTACTGGACGACGAGGGCGGGGGCGTTGAAGGTGGCCGGCGGCGTCGACAGCACGGTGATGTTGGTGCCGGCGAAGGCCGTCTGTAGCACCCGGGCCAGGCCGGCGCGGGCCAGGGCGCCATCCCACGTCACCCGAACACCAGCGGGGCGGCCGAGCCGTACAGGGCGTCGACGTCGGCGTCGACCCGGCCTACCCGCACCACGCCCAGGTCGCCAAAACCTATGGTGCCGTCTATCGAATCGCGGCGGCGGTACAGGCGGGCGGCGTGGAGCAGGCAGGCCTCATGCGCCCGGTCGGGCACCGTGGTGGAGTCGGCCGGGTAACGGTAAACGCGGTCGTAAGTGATCCCGTCGGCGTTGAGGACCAGGTCGGAGCCCATGCGGGCCACGCCGACCTCGACGGCGGCGCTAAGGGCGGTCTGGATGATCCCGTCTTCGGTGGGGTCGGGCTGCAAGCGGAGCATGGCCCGCACTTCTTTTAGGGTCGGCCAGGCCGCCATCGTTTTAACCTCTCAGGCGTAGGTGTAGCCATTGGCGACAGTGACGTTGCCACGTGGGTTCGCCACGACGACGTTGACGGCCCCGGCGGCGTGGGCTGGCGTCAGGCAGGTGATGGTGGCGTCGGCAAGGACCAGGAACCCGGTAGCGGCGGTGCCGCCGAAGGTGACCCCGGTGGAGCCGATGAGCCCGGACCCGGAAATGGTGACACCGGTGCCGCCGGCGGTCGTGCCGGTAGCGGGGACGACCGAGTCGACCTCGGGGGCGGCGGCCAGGCTGGCCCATTGGTCTTTGCGGACATAGAGCCGTTGGCTGCCGCCCTGGGGGTTCTGGTCGTACAGCCATGAGCCCGGTTTGGCCAGGCCCACGGCTGTCTCGGTGGCCGGGCTGGTCGTGGTGGCCACGCCCCAGCTACCGGCCGGGCGTATCGACCACGTCATTACTTCGCGGCCGCCCGATGATTGCTAGGGGGCTCGGCCTCGGCTTCGGCCATGGTCGGCATACCGGCCGGCACCGTGAGAGGCACCAGGGCCGTGCCCGCCAACGCGCCCCAGGCCAGGTAGCCGCCATAGGCCACCTGCACGCCGAGTATCGAGGGCTCGATGACCGACAGCAGGCCGATGACCTCCTCATAGACCTCGAACATGGCCGACGGCCCGACGATGCAGGTGCCGGCGGCGAAGGTGGGTACCACGATGCGGGGCAGGCCCAGGATGTCGCCCCGGAAACTGGCCAGGGACGAGCCGCCGATGTCGTAACTGTCCTCGATCGTGTTGTCGGCCGTGCCGGTATAGGCGTCGGGTGGAAGCACCACCCGGGCCACGTCCACCAGGGAGCCGAGGGCGGCCCACACGTCGAGCGAGCACCACACCCGGTCGGGCATCATAAAACCGGCCTGGTAGGAATGCATGGCCGCCGTGTAAAGGGCCAGCGTCCAGCCTTTCAGGTCGTTGGTAGCCACCGTCACGCCCGTACCGGTGGCGGCCGTCTTGAACGCCGAGGCCACCGCCGTCTCGGTCTGTACCGAGTACACGTTGGCCAGGTCGCGCACCAGGATGTCCCACGCCGCCGGGCTCGTCCAGTCGATGTCCTGGCGAGAAATATCGACCGTGCCGCCGTAGGTGGCCTTGGTGAAAGATACCGGGGTGATGGTCATTTTCTGGCTGGGGAGCTGGGTTTTCTCGCCCGATTGCACGCCGACCAAGGTGTGCTGGGTAATCTTGGGCCGGGTGAAGGTGGCGCCCGGTATGCCGCCCAGGGCTTTAGCGCCGCCCAGGCTCGAGATAAGGGGCCGGTTGGCGTCGATGAGGTCGACGACGGTGCCGACGATGGGCGTAGGCAGGATGCCGGTGGTATCGCTGGTCTTCTGGTCGGCCACCACGCGGGCCTGGACCACGCGGGCCTGGGCCTGCATGTCCGGCACGCCCCGTTCCATGATCCCGGCCCCGCGCAGGTAATCGATCACGAACTCGCCCGCCGAGCGGTAAACCGGCGCCCGCTCAGGACCGTCGGCGCGCCGCGTCCGGGCCGGTAGCCGGTCGGCGCCGACGCCGGCGCCGTTAGCCCGGTCGGGGTGGGGCAGGTCGGCCATGGTGGCCTGGTGCTGGGCCTTGACCCGCTCGTAGTCCTCGAGGGGGGCGATCTGGTTGTCGAGCTCCTGGATGCGGTCGCGGGTGTGGTTGAGCACGGACTGCTCGGCGTCGGTCAGGTCTCGGCTTTCGACCTGGTTGAGCACCGATTCGATGGTGGCGATCAGCTCATTGCGCTCGGCGATGAGCCGTTCGAGGACGACATTGGGCACGGGTAAACCTCCACGGGTGAGCGTTAAGGGCCGCTAGGTGCAGTGCCGAACTGTCCGGCCCGGTGGGCTCGACGGGTGGCGGCCGCTCGACGCAGGCACCGCCGGCCCCGGCCCGGCCTGCGGACGGGTTGGCCGCGTGCTTCGCTACGCGGACAGTAGCGCACCGCGCGCCCGAGGTCGCGGTTTAGTCGCCCCGGTGGTCGGTCACGGTGACGGTGGCCCGGCCCCACAGGGTGACCGGCACCCGTGCCCGGCCGGCCAGGGTGACGGTGACTCGTGCCCTTTTCTGTTTCGGGACAGCACCGTATATGCCACCGAGGCAGTCGGTGGCACCGGTCCCGCTGGCCAAGGGGAAAGTCGGGGCGTACGCGGTACTACCCGCCAACGACGCGTTGTAAATGACCGGGTGGTTCGAGCCGGTGCCTTGAGGGGGGGCAATAAACCCGGCCGTCTGGCCCGAACCAGCCGCGCCGACTGTGCCGAGGCCGTTAGCGACGTAAACCTGTCCGGCCCCGGTGGTGGTGAGCGAAGGCCAGAGGTAATCGGCCGTGCTGGCCGAATAGAGGTCGATAGCTTCGATGAGCTCCCACGTCACCGCCACGCCAGCGGTGAACTCAAAAACGAAGTAACCCCCGGTTGTGCCCGAAACGGTCTCGCTGGCGTCGATGGTGATGGGTGAGCCGGCGGCGTTCGTGACCGCCCACCACTGGCCGACGTGGTTGTTGAAAACATCGTTACCGCCGTCGGCCGCTTGTTTCCACGACCCGTAGCCCGAAGCGGGGACGCCGCCGCTGTTCACGGCGGTAATCAGGGAGCCGTTCTGCGAATTGGTGGCGACGGCCAGGACGAGCAGGTTGTCGACCCCAGCCGGGATCAGGGTGATCGGACTACTGGATTTATCGATGAACTGGACGAGCGACGGCACTGCCATTTTGGTCCTTCAAGTTGTGACCTGTGCCGCCGTGCGTACCGTGCCGGCCGCCACCGTCCACGTGCTGGCCCCTTGTAACTGGCAGTCCCACACCGCCGCCGCCGGCAGGGCGGCCACGTCGGCGGCGGCCAGCCACAGGGAGACCACGTTGGCCGCCATGGTGGCGGTGAAAGTAGCGATCACCGGGTCGTCGGTGGTGGCCCGCACCTCGGCCGTGGCGGTCAGGCCGGAAAGGTCGGAGGCGGTGCCGTCGGGGTTTACCACCGTGAGGTCGAGGTAAAAGTCGTCGCCGGCGTACAGGCAAAGGTTGACCTGGTCGGGCCGGGCCAGGACGGTGGTCGAGGGCAAGCTACCGGCGCAACTTGGCCAGCTCGCGCCGCCAGGCGTCGGCCTTGGACTCGCCCCGGGGCCGGGGCCGTTCGGCCGTGCGCACCTGGGTTATCTCGGCGTTGCCGAACGCCGGCGTCGGCGTCAGGCTCACCTCGAGCAGGCGCGACTCTTCGCGGGTGACGCGGTCCATATGTTCGGGGCCGAGCTCGGGCGCCCAGTCGTCGACGTACTGCCAGCGGGACTTGATGGGGCTAAACCCAATGCTCAGGTAACCGAGGTCGCCCGAGTTGGCCAAGGTGGCCGCTTGCTGGGCGTCGTGGGTCTCGTTGAGGCGCCATACGCCGTGCAGGCCGTCGTCGCGGCTGTCCCATGATTCGGACACGCCGACCGGCCACGACCGGTTGTTATGGAACAACAGCAGGGGCAGGCCTTTGCCGGTGCCGTTCTTGGTCGTCAGGTCGAGCGAGCCGCGCTCGTGCTGCTCGAGGAACCACCCGACGTCGGCCCATTCGTCATAGGGCACGGCCCGGCCCTCGAGGTACTTGTAGGGCTTGCCCACCAGCTGGGTGTCTCGCAGCTGCATCGGCACCTCGTATATGCGCCGTTCAGGCGCCTCGGTACTCAATCGGTGTTTCCTCCTAGTTCGTCGCTGGGCAGGGGGGCGGTGTCGTCGGGCGCGGCGGGTGCGGGTGCGGCGGCGGCGGCGAGGGCCGCCGGCGGCGGCCCGGGCTCGTTGTCGATGGCGGCCAGGGGCGTGCCGACCAACATCTGCCAGGCCGCGTCGGAGGTCATAATGCCGGCGTTTACCAGCGTCGACAGGGCGGTAGCGGTGGTGGGCAGGTCCTCGGCCAATAGCTTGGACCGGTCGAAACGGACCAGCTGGCCGCGCGGCAGCCAGGCCTGGGACCAGACCTGTTCGAAGTCGGCCAGCACGGGCTCGATCGAGGTGCGCAGGATCTGCTGGTACTGGGGCGCCGCCGTCTTGTAGGTCATGCCCTGTACGGCGGCGCCGAGCCAGTAGGAATCGAGGTTGAACATATTGGCGATGTCGGTGAGGGTCATCTTGCGGGCCTCGACCATCTGGGTGTCGGTCGGGCTCCACGCCAGCGGGATGACCTGGGTGCCGTTGGGCAGGATGGCGGGCTCACGGGTGGGGCCGCCGAACTTGGCCAGCCAATTGCCCTTAGCCTCGTCGGCCACGTCCTGGGTCAGCGTGGCCTGGGGCGTGATGATGGCTACCGAGGGCACGGCGCCGCCGCTAAGGGCCGAGCGCTCGTAGTCCTCCTCCATGGCCGCCCGGTCGAGGCTGGAGACGAACTCCTCGACCACGCCGACGCCCCGCACCGGGTACCAGCGGTCGACGCCCCGGGCTACGTGGATGACGTCGTCGTAGTTCAATTGCTGGCCGTAGTAGTAATACTGCACGTCGGGCACCTCGCCCGGCGTCCACGACACGTAAACCCAGTTGATGGGCAGGTACATCACGCTCAACGGGTAACCGTCGGCGCCCCGGGCCGTCACCAGCGAGATGGTGTTGCCCGACAGCAGGTAGTCCTCGACCGAGGCCATCACGTAGCGCGACCGGGGCCACACCAGGCGCGGGTCGGGCGAGTCCAGGAACGGCGGCCGGGGCAAGGGCTGGCCGCTACGGTAGGCGTCCATGGGCATTTGCTTGGTCATCCCGCCGTACAGCTGGATGGCGCGGCCGACGGCCGGGATGCGCCGGGCGGTGGTGGCGTCGTAGACGTAGGTACCGGGCAAACCGAAGCCGGATATGGGCGGGGGCGGGAACGTCAGGCCGTCGCGGCCCAGCACGGCGCGGCTAACCGTGAGCCCGGCCGACATCACCGACATCACCTGCGACGTTAGCCCGTTCTCATATCACGAAAACTGATACAGGCTGGTCGGGCGGGATCAGTAGATCTTGAACGGGCCGCTCGGCGCCCGGTGGTCCCAGGCCCACAGGGCCACGGTGGCCGCCGTGAGCGGCGCCAGGGACCCGGACGACTGGCGCCGGCCCCAGGCCCAGGCGTCGCCCAGAGCTCGCCGGGCGGCCGACGAGGCGGCGGCGTCGAGGGCCTCGTGCTGGCGGTAGCGCACCTTGGGCGGGTCCTCGATGATGGCCTCGAGCAGGCCGGCGCACGCCGCCGCGTACGGTTTGGCGGCCAGGCCCACGAGCTCGAGGCCGCCCCGTTCGGCGGCGTCGGCCACGTCCAGGGCCGGGCCGGCCTGGTCGTAAGCTAGCGCCGCCGGCCGCCACCGCTCGGCTAACTCGGTCAGGCGCTCTACCAGCCATCCAACGCCGGGCCGGTGGTCGGCGACCTCCAGGTGGGCTATGCCGGCCTCATCCCGCCAGGCTGCCACCACGGCGGCGTCGGAGCGGTCGACGGCCACGTCGAAGCCGAGGGCGAGCTCGCCCGGGCCGGGCAGGTCGGCCGGTTCTTCCTTGGCCGCCCGCCACGCCTCGAGCGGGATGACCCGGGCCGTGGCCGACACCCACCGGTTGCCGTAGGCCCGGGCGAACTCATCGGGCCCCAACATCTCGAGGGCGGCGGCGATGGCCTCGGCGCCGATGGTGCGGCCGTAGGCGGGGTGGAAAGCGGGCCAGCTTTCCTTTGCGGTGGGGTCGACGTCGTCGGGGCAGCTCCACTCGAAGTAGGCGATACCGCGCGTTCGCGCGCTACGCACGGCGGCCCGGCCGGCCTCCACCGAGCCCAGCCACCACGTCGAACTGGCGTCGCCGGCGGTCGAGACCTTCCACACCTGGGCGTTGGGCCGGGTGGCCTGGGTGGGCACGATGGCCTGGTCCAGTTGCTGGCCTTTGATGAGGTCGTAAGCCCAGCACTCGTCGATCACGACCAGGTCCGAGACCTTGCCGTGCAGGCCGTCGGGCGTCGGCGGGAACGGACGGACCAGGCCGGCCGAGCGGCGCCAGCGCACGTGCTCGGAGCCGGCCGCCCGCCGCAGCTTGACCTCGTCGCCGAACGGCGCCAGCAAGGGCCAGTGCTCATTTAGGAGGAAGTCGACGGCGTCTTTCTGGGTCTGAAAGGTAAACCAGCACCGGGCGCGGGGCACGACCAGGGCGCGGTGCTCGAGCACGGAGCCGAACAGGGTCGTCTTGCCCGACTGGCGGGGCACGGTGACGAGGACTAGCTGGTAAGCAAACCGGCCCGTCTCGTCGACCTCGAGGGCGACGTCGGCCACCAGCTGCTGCCAGGGCATGAGCGGCTTACCGAGGGCGGCCGCCATCTTGCCCAGCGCCGGGCCGAAGGTGGCGCGGCTAGGTGTCCGCGGTGTCGCTAGTGCTGGGCTTGGCGAGCTCGGCGAAGAGGGCTTCGAGGGTGTCGGGCGCCTTGGCCTGGCCGGCGGTGAGGCCGGCGCTTTCACGGAGCTCGAGATAGCCACGGTTGGCAACGGTTATGAGCTCGGGGTCACAGGCCGTCTCGGCCAGGTCGACGGCGTGGGCCTGGGCCCGGAGGGCGGCCCGCTCACCGGGGCCGATGTCGCGCCGCTCGGATAGGTCCCGCTCGAGCGCCCGTTCGACCCGGCGCCTATCGCGGGTATCTCGTCGCCTTTCACTCACCGATCAAAGCCACTCGGGGCCGACCAGGCCGGATCCGGCGGATCCCGAAAGAAAAACACAAAAGCGTTCGGGGTGGAAAAGATTTTTTCTCCCAAAAAATGGTGGTCATTTTCCACACTTTTTGCCAACTTTCAACTTTCCAACTTTTCCAACCTTGAACTTGAAAGTTTCAGTTTCAAATTTCAAATTTGCCAGCGCTAGCCGCGCCGGTGGCGCGGCGCCGACGCGCGGAGCGCGGGTCACAGCCTGCTGACATAACGCGCCTCGGTCGTGAGGTAGCGGCGCGCGTTGGTCCGCTCGGCGCCGCCGGCCGAGTTGCAAGCGCGGCACGATGCGCGCAGGTTGCGCGCATCCCACATCGGGCCGCCGTCGGCGCGAGGGATTGTATGGTCGACACACGTTGCAAATTTCGAGCAGCGTGGGCCGCGGACCTGGCACAGCCAACCGTCCCGGTCGAGCACGGCCAGGCGTAGCCGTTTCCATGCTGGCGTACTGAGTCGAGCATCGGCGGCGGGCATCGGTTCAGTCTGCCCTCATAGCCCCGACTGGAGCGTGGGCGTGTTCATGGCCGAAGTACCGGAGCAACCAGCCCCGCAACTGCTCAGGTCGTAGCCGCTTGATAAGCCTCGGGCTCCGGTAGCCGGCGATTACTTCCACTATGACCACGGTCGACGGTTCGGGCCGCGGGCCGGGCGCGCCACAACCACCGCACGCCACCGGCCAATGCCGTAACGGTGTCGGCACGTCGGCGTCATACCGAACGATCAACGGCCGTAACGCACGGCCACGACAGACAGCACGCAATGTGTGACGGTCGGCGCTCGAGGCCTCTGCCAACCTGGCCTTGGCCTCGACCTTGCACCACAAACCAAGGTCATCGCGCACCGTCGGGTCGAAGGTCCGCAGTATGCCATCGTCGGCGCAATAGACAACGCCGTTATGACCGGCGGGCAGGTTCTCGCGGCACCATTGGTCCCATGGGTCGAGGCTGGACGCTCGGCCGCGCCAGCGACCACCGGTGATGCTGAGCCGGCGAACATGCTCGACCTCCGACCATTCGAGGCCACAAATGCACTGCCACTCACGCACAACCGAGCCGTTCACAACATCCGAGGAAGCGACCGTGATCGGCTTCGACACCGATGAAGCGCCGGCCCGTACTGAGCGCGGCAACGCCGTAGGTGCCGGTGCCGGCGAAGGGGTCGAGCACTAAACCGTTGTCGGGCGCCAGGTTGTCGACCAATTGCGCCGCCGGTTCGCTGGCTTGCTCCCATCGGTAGCGCGTCTTTGATTGCCCCACGCCGTCCAGCATGTCGATGTGCCAGTCGACGCGCCCGGATGGCCAGGGCCCGTTAGAGAACGCCAGCCACGGTTTCCATGCTTCGCACACATGGCGGGCGAGTATGCGAGCGTTCGCCCCGGGGAGCGGTTGGCAGTAGACCCAACCGTAAGACAGGTGTTCGGCCAAGCGTTCGACGACATCGGGCAGATTGATCCGGCCCGACAAGGCGACAAGGATCCCCTGAGGTTTCAGGGTTCGCGCCGCCAGCTCGGCGAGCTCCGACCAAAGGGGCAACGACTCGCTTGGGTACGGCGGGTCGGTGACGATCAGGTCGACCGAGGCGTCGGCGATGTCGGCGCCGCGCTGCTCGAGCGGGCCGGCAAGCATTGTCCACCTTTGGCTAACGACGTCGTCGGCGTGCGCGTGCACGACGGCGCGGGCGTCGGCGTCAACCTGGCGCGCCTGGTTGCGTTTGGCGATTTGTAGCAATGAGTCGCGGCTTAGCTCGCGGTCCCTGGCGCTCGCCAGCGCGGCCTGCTCGAGGATTGCCGCCTCGTCGTACAGGGCGGCGATGGTGCGGGCTTCGGAAAGGCGTGGCGCCGGATATGGAAACTGTTCGGAGTCCGAATAGTTTTCGGACGGCCGATGGTTTGCCCGGTAGACGCCGGCGGCGACGCCGTCACGGTGCAGCTCGACCAAGCGGAGCTCGGCGCGCAGCTTGACGGTGGTGGCGTGGTTGACCGACGCCGTACCAAGGCCGGCCATCTTCGCCATTACGCGCGCCTTCTCGCCAATGGTGATGAGCTCGACCGCTTGGTCGGCCGTAGCGACCTCGGCGAGCATCCTCTCGGCGCGTGAAAGTTGTTCGAGCGGCGTCTCGGTCATGTTGTCAACCTGCCCGAACGTCTCAAACGGGCGTACAACGGCCTCAGACGGGACGTTGCGCAAACACGCAGGTCGCCGTGGCGGTGGGTCATTGGGGTAGCCGAACCGTCGCGATCGGGGACGTGGGTGGCGACGGGCAGGCGTAGCGATGCCATCAGGCCGGCGCCGCCTCGGTCGTAACGCCGTCGTCAGGTTTCGGCGCGAAACTGCGCGCACTTTCGAAGTTGAGCCGGCCTTGGTTGGGGTCGGCTTCGCGCATCATCCGGTCCACTTCGCGCTCGAGCTCGTCGCCAGGTATGGCGCGAGCCAATGCGATCCGGCAAGAGGTGATCCACACCCGCGCTTCAGCCATCCCAGAGCTCTCCTTTCGCCTCCGCGCTCGCCCGGGCGATCTTGACGAGCGAGTCATACAACGGGCCGCTCGGCGCCGGGTCGTCAACGACATAGGCGACGCCGTTCGCCCGTAGGGTGAGCGGCACGGCGTCGCCATCCTTCTCTTTTCTCCTTAAAGATCCTTCTGTTCGCGTGGGCGCGCGACCATTTGGTCGTAATCGCGCGATCTCAGGTGTCGCAAACGCGCGAACTGCTCGCGCGTGGACGCGCGAACTGAGGTGCCACGAGCGACCGTTCCGGCCGACCGTTTCGGCCGTGATGTAGCCCGCCGACATGGCGCGCTGTAGAGCTCGCCAGGCCGTCCCGTACGAAACTTCACAATCGTTGGCGATGCGCTCGATCGAGACTCGAGCGGCGCCGGACATATCAGCTCGACAGGCCAGGATGACGACGACTTGCTTGGCGGTGCGGTCGAGCTCGTGGACCTCGAGGGCGGCCATGACGGCGGCGATGTTCATGCCAGCTTGACGGAATGGGCCTTATCGGCGGTCACGCTGCCGCCTCCACTGGTTGGCTTCAGGACACGTAGCGAAGTGGGAGCGGTACAGAGGCCCGCCTGGTTCCCTTAGCTTGCGCGGCAAGACGATGGCTTCGGTCCGCGAATGATTGAGCGAGATCGTGCCCTTAGAGTGCGGTTCAGCGTCAACCGGCATGGCCTTACCGCTTGGGATCATCCTTACCCAGTGAACGTTGGCACCGCATGATCGGCACTTGACAGAAGCGGCGTTATCGGCGTTAGACATGCCGCTTGCCGTGACTCCGGCGATAAGCCTCGCGGCTTACTTCCAGGCATGAGCGGCAGGACCAGCGCCAAACGTGTTCAGGGGGTCCAGACGGGCACTCGACCCAAGCCGCGCCCCCACACCGCCAACAGACCGCGTCGGTGTGGCATTCGGCCGCCTTGGGTCGACCGCATTCCTTACAAGCCCCTTCGATTGGGATGCAAAGCGGGTTGCCTGGATGGCACTGCACGAAGCGGTTCACGTAGCGGTGCAACTTGACAGAAGAGGGGTTATCGGCCATGTTCACCGCGCCTCGTCCATGACGCGTAGCAGGTAGTCCAGGCGCCCGGCGGCGGCGCGCACGGCCTTCGCGAGGTTGTCGTCGTCAAGCTGCGAGGCGGTCTCGAGCGAGTACGACGGCACGGCGGCGAGCGAGACGTACTCGGCGTTTATGGCCGCCATTAACTTCATTAGGTCGTCGCGCCTAGAGCGCACGGGCTCGCCGGCGTGCCGGCGGTCGAGGTCGCGTTGGTAGTCCCGGTGCCCTTCCTTGCAGCGCTCGCACGGTGGTTCGCCGCGCCGTAGGTGGGCGTTATAGCCGCTATGCGAGCCGCACGGGATCGTCACGACGCCCGAGCGGTCACCGCGTGACCTCGAGTATGGCGACGAGCAGCGCGAGCCAGGACAGGGCACCGATACAGACGGCGACCGCGAACCACGGGTTAGCGAACATCACGCCTTCGCTTTCGATGCTCGGCACGGCCACGGCGTGCCACACGTCGGGCACTCGAGCGGGCCCTTGCCGATGGCCAGGCCAATGTTGTGCTTACCGGCGCGCCGCCACGCCTCGAGCAGTCGGCGCGGCCTGTCTAGGAACGGGCGCAGGATGTCGGCGTCGTCGTCGACGTCCTGGTCGTAAGGGCGGGTCACAGGATCATTCTCGACGGGAACGACAGCGCCCCGCGCGACGGCGGGCGTTGTTCGGCCAAGGCGGCGTCGAGCTCTGACAGGTCGTTGTCGCGCTCGGCCGCGACGCGGGTTACCCAACAAATGACCGGGATCCCGTTGTCGGTCGTGCCTTCCCATACCCGGGCGGGCACGGCCTGGTCGCCGATAACGAGCTCGACGACGCGCGAGGTCGGTTCAATGTGAACTTTCATCGCGGCGGCGCCGTTTCGTCGGCGAGCTCCGCGGGCCAGGTTGAAGGGCCGACCGCCGATGGCGAGGGCACCGAACCACTCTCCGAAGGAACGGCCGGCCCGTACTCAAAACTAGTCATCCTTGCGCCTCCGGCAGGTTGTCGTACACCTCGAGCGGTACTTCGTCTCGCCGGCGCCGCCGCTCGACCGGCCGGCGGGGACCGGGAACAACGGCGCCGGCGGCCGAGGCCGGTGCCGGCCTCGGGATCTCTCCGGTGTCCGGGTTGGCCTCGGCGATGAGGGCGGCGTCGTCGGCGTCGACGGGGGCGTCACCGGGCCAGGCGTTGCCATAGCTCACGGCCTCGGCCACCTCCGGGAAGGCGCGCCGCAGGGCCAGCGACTCGGCCACTTTGCCGATCATGTGCGAAGGCATGGCCTGCCACGTCGGCATGAGCTCGCCGTCTTTCTTGGCCTGGGCGAACTCGGTCCACTTGACGGTGCCGTTGGCCGGGTGGTCCCAACCGTCGACCGAGACCAGGCAGCGGGCGGCATAGGGGAAGTCCTTGTCGTTGTCCCACACCTCGAGCCACTCGAGCTCGCCGGCCTCGTTGCGCGGCCCGCACCACACCGGGCCGTCGATGCCGCGGAGGCGCCCGGTGCGAAAGGCGATAGCGCGTCGCCCGGCCACCGTCACCTGGTGCCGGTAGACCATGCGACCGAGCTCTTTGTCCCACCGGCCGATCAGGCATATCTGGCCGGCGAAGGGGTCGAGCTCGAGGTGTACGGCCACGGCGGCGAACACGCGCAGCTCGTTGGTCGAGGCCTTTGGGGCGATGAGGTCTTTTACGGCCTGCAGGTCGTCGGTCAGGCGGGTGACCTGGAGGCGCTCGAGCTCGGCCATGGTCACCGGTAGGCCCGCACCAGCAGGGCCAGGGTCACGCCCAGGCAAACGCACAACACGATGTAGGCGATCGTCAGGGCACTCACGAGGCCTTGCCTTCCAGGTACTCGGCCAGCACGACGGCCGATATGCGGGTGGGCGACAGATGGGGCACGGTGGCCAGGTGGCCCTCGTGGATGAGCTTGCGCACGGTGGGCTCGGTGACGCCCAGGCGGTCGGCGACCTCGGCCACCGAGTAGGCGCGCGGGCCGCCCATTTTGGCCAGGTCGTCGAGGACGCCAGGTAGGGCGTTGCGCAGGGCCTCGCCTATGGCCCGCTCGATCAGGTCGACCGGGCCGGTGCTCACGCCGGCCTGAGCAGCGCTCGGTTGGCCTCGACGGCCGCCTCGTACTCGGCGAACAGGACCACCTCGTCGACGCCGTAGAGGGCGGCCAACGTGGCCCGGGCCTCGGCCTCGGTCGGGAACGAGAAGCCCTTTTCCCACTTCTGCACGCTGTTGATGTGCACGCCGCAGGCCCGGGCGACCTGGGGTTGGCTAAGGCCGGCGTTGTCGCGGGCCGCCGTCAGCCGCATCCCTATGCGCGCCTTGTCGATGGGGGACAGTCGGATCATGGCAGTGATCTAGCGCACGGTGTTGGAGCATGTACAAGGTGTGACCAGTGTGTGTACGGTAGGTGGTATGTCGCTGACCTGGAGCCGCGCACAAGTTCTTCACCTGGTCTGCACGTCGCGTGTTACCTAAAAGGCAACATGAGCTGGCCGAGGCCCTGTACCGGGAACCGGGGATCATGGTCGACCCGCTGGTGACGTGCCAGGTGGTGGCCGAAACCTTGGGGGGGGGGGGGGACTGGGAGCGCGTAACCCGGGCCGAGCTAACCGAGCTCGTCGCCGAGGCCAACGCCCACATCCCGCTGCGGCCCACCCACGACTACCCCGAGGGCTGGAAATGGTCGGTGGGCGGTTCGCTGCTGGTCTGGCAGGACTACCTGGCCGGCCGGCCCCTGAGCGTTACCCGTCTAACCCTGACTATCCGCAGTGTCGTCGCCGTACACCACTGGCACCTGCGCAACGAGGGCGTCGACGCGTTCGCCGAGGTGCGCGCCCGCTGGCTGTGGGCCCACGCCCGGTTACTGGCCGCCACCGTACCCCAACCGTGGGAGCGCGAGTTACTCGGCCAACCGAACGGCCAACCGGTGCGGGCCGGGCCGGGCCTGGTACTGCGCAACCAGCTGGCGCACTACCACTTGACCGAGGCCGAGGTCGCCGCCCGGGTCGGCGTGTCGCCGTCGACGATGTCGCGGTGGGCGGCCGGCACCCGGCGGCCGAGCGCCGAGCACCGCCAGGCCTTGGCCCGCGAGCTCGGCGGCCAGGCCGGCGACTACTGAGCGTTCACCTGCTCGACCTTCATGCTCACGTGGCCGGGGGTGAGACGGTTGAGGTCAGCGCTGATGGTCCAAAAGCAGTTGTGCGAGCTCTCAGGTACGACCTTGGTGGCCGGGCCCGGGAAGGTCACTGTGTGCGTACTGAAACTGGAGCTAAAACCGGACGCGCACCCGCCGGCCCAGGACACGTCGACCGGCTGGCGAGGTGAGTCAGTGACGACGACGATGATCGGTTGGGCGTTGTGAGTGGTCACGCTCACGGTGACGGTGGCAAACACGCCCGAACTACTTTGAGCGGCGAGCACGTGCGGCACGGTCGTCGCCGACGCAGTAGCGGCGTTGGCAAAGGCGGGAATGGCTACGGCGGCGGCGGCCAGGGCCAGGCCAGCCAAATGGCGGGTGAACCTCATTGTGATTTCTCCTTCGGAAATGGTCCGGTGTGTTGTAGTTATCGGCACGCGGAGGCCGGGTTATTAGGCCTGGGCCGAGCGATGTAGGGCGGCCATGACCTCGGCCGCCCGGGCGTCCTCGGTGCTCGGCGTATGGTGCGAGTAGGTGCGCAGGATGTTGGCCTCGGTGCAGCCCAGGCGCTCGGCCACGACCCGCAGCGGGACGCCGCCCGTGAGCATGGAGCTCGCCGCATAGTGGCGCAGGTCATGGAGGCCCTGGGACTTGACGCCGGCGGCCCGGGTGGCCTTGGTCCAGGCGTGCGACGGCC